AATCCGCATCGCCCGGGCAGTGGGCAGCACAACAGAGACCCTTTGGGGGTTCAGGCGGGACTAATGCCGCTGTGGATCCTCCGACCGCCCCACGAGGTAGTCGAGGGAGACGTCGAAGTAGTCAGCCAGGGCAATGAGGATATCAGCTGAAGCGGCACGTTGTCCGTTTTCCAGCATACTGACCGCTGACTTTCTAACACCCAAATGATCTGCCAGTATTTGTTGAGAAACGCCCATTTGATTACGCAGCGAATGAATTCTTTCGCCGAAAATTTCTTTGTTCAGCATTTGAAAACCCCCTTGACTGTTCACTGATTGTGTACTATACTGAGGGTAGTTCACTAATAGTGAACAATCAAGAGAAAGGAGGGCAAATGAATTTAATGCTTAAACAAGAACGCATAGCAAAAGGATGGACACAGGAGTTTGTTGCGAAAAAAATTGGAACCACAAAATCCACTGTCCAAATGCTAGAAACAGGGCATAGAAAGCCATCCTATGACGTTCTTGTCAAGCTACTTGATTTGTTCGATTATAGCGACCCCCGTAAGCTGTTCGGGGCGGCAACCCCGGACATAGAAGAAAAGCCCGGCGGCAACCGGGCAAATCCGTAAAAGTACAAGCTAAGAATACCACAGCGGGCCGGGAGAAGCAAGAAAATCCTGAGCAGCCTGCTGGACACCGATGCGAGCTGAAAGGAGGAAGGATGCGAGCGCAAACGACGCTGCGCCTTCCGCCAGAGCTGAAAGAAGCGCTGGATGAGATGGCAAAGCAAACCGGACTGACGGTCACTTCTCTGTTGGTAGCAGCCATGTGGCAGCACGTTCTAAAGCCAGATGGGCGACAGCAGTAATCACCGCGTTCATGGACTGAGAGTGCTTTTCACAAACGCCCTGTAAAATGGAGTGCGTAAGCTGGTTGACGTTTAGCACAAAGCGGTCTCTTTCATCGGAGGGAGCGGAAAAGTCGAGAACTACATCATCTTTTGGCAAAATATCGTGAATGACGCCGCGCAGAAGATTGGTTTTCGTCATGCCAAGCCGTTTGGACGCAGCCTTAAGCTGCATATTCAACTCGTGGGATAGACGTACAGTCAGAGAAATGTCATTTGGCATTGAACTAACCTCCTTGATAAGTGACATAAAAATTATACCACAAAAGAGCCAAAAGACAATTGACATAAAAAATATGTCGTGGTAATATGAAGACATAAAATTTATGTCAATTGGGGGTGAGACGATGTACAAGCGAATTTCTATCCGGCTTACAAATGAACTGGCAGAAGAGATGAAAGCCATTGCTAAGAAACGAGGCTTGAGTATCAACGCACTGGTTTCGGAAATGACATGGGATTTCATTCAGGAGTGGAAAAAGCTGTATGGAGCCAAATAAAACGGCCTGCTGGACACCGATGCGAGCTGAAGGGGGGAAAAAGAAATGCCGCCCGTGGGTATTCACGGACGGTATTCCCCCGAATTTTTTCACCCGAGACGGGATGCAGGTATCACACGGCGCCGCATGCCATGGCGAGGCACCGGCGTCCGAAAGCCCTCTGGTGAGAAGCATCCGCTTTTATGGGTTCACGTGATCCGCTGTGTTATGCAGCGAAAGCAGGAACCGTTTCCGGTGAAACCGCATGCGAATACCCACATGCTTCTTGGACCGCCGCGTCACTTTAGCAGTTTCGGCTCTGCTACTGCCGTAACGCATCAGCGCTTGCGCCCGGGAACCGGCAAAGGCAAAAACTGGGACATAACAGGCCCAACTCCCTTCTGTGCCGTTCGGCAGCAATATTTTATCACAAAAAGTTAAGAAAGGAAAGGAAATGGGAGACAGGATCAGGAACCTGAGGCTTGCAGCAGGGATGACACAGGAAGAGCTGTCACGGCGGATGGGATACAAAGGCAGAAGTTCCACGGTTTCACAATGGGAAAGCGGGAAGCGGACGCCGAGAACAAAGGACATTCCGAGACTGGCAAAAGTGCTTGGGTGCAAAGTGGAAGAGCTGATTTCGGTTAGCTGAAAGGAGGAAAAAGAAAGGCCGCCCGATGCCGGGCGGCGGTGAGCGTGGCGGCGACGCTGCTGACGCTCTGGGCGGCTGGGATGCTGTGACAGCTTATGGGGAAAGGAGAAAGAAGGATGAAACAGAGCAATGAAAAGCCCGTGGAGCAGAGGGAAAAGGAACGGGTAAGGGCGCTGGCGGAGGCCACAAGCAGGCTGACGGAGAAGCAAGCGGCGCTGGTGCTGGGGGTTGCGCTGGGCATCACAATGCAGGCAGACTGATAGGACAAAAGCGCAGGCGCATATCAATGGAGGGAAAGGAGTGACAGCAATGGCAAAGAGAGAGAAACGATACACCACGCCGATCCCGATCGACGAAAGTCAGCTTCTTGAAGTGAAAGAATTTGATGGCGTGATCGTCAAATTTATGGGAGATTGCATCGAGACCCCGGAGCAGCTGAAGATCCGGGATCGGAATCTGGCGAAGATCGGAGTAGAGATCTACACCCGTAAGTTGATGGAGCAGCAGATGCAGCAGTCGTGAGCGCCCTCGGGCGCCCGGAGAGGACAAGCCATGACCCCCGAAGAGCGCAGGCAGGCCGGGCGCTGGAAAGCGGCAGGATACGAATACCGGGTCTGCTGGCGGTGCGGGCAGCTGTGGCAGGTAGACAGGAGTACCAGAAGGGACAGGCCATACGAATGCATGGCATGCTGGTATAAGAGGAAGGTCAGGGAAAGGAGAGACAAATAATGACGCCGTTGGATGGAATCCTTATCGGCGCGGCGGCAGTGGCCGCGATCTGGGCGGCAAGCCAGGCGGACAGGCTGGCCAAAGAAGCGGAAACGGAGCGGCGGCAGGCAAAAAAACAGCCCTGGTGCCGGGACCTGAGCGAGCTGACCATCGAGTAATTCAGCGTAACAGCCGTCATGGGCAAGTATAAAGGGAGGCGCAGGCATGACGCTGGTAGACGATTATGATTTTCTGTTGGAAATCGAAGAACCGCGGGTCAACACGGCCGGACAGCGGGAAATGGAAGAATCGAGCATCGAAGAAATGACGGAGATCCTTGAAAAATGAAAAGAGCGCATCTGTAACCAGCAGATGCGCTCCGGGGGGAATAAGATATTAATAATTTTAGTATACCATATTCCACTCATGAAAACAAGCCGCAAAATGCCCGTGGTGTGGGCTTTGCGGGCTCGAATAGGGTATTAACAAATGAAACAGACACAAAGGGAAACCTGGCAGGCGCTGTACCTGGAAGAGGGAAGCGAACAGGACGTCAGAACAGGGCCCAAGCGCTGGCGGCGAAAGCAGACCAGGGCGGGGAAGATGCTGGACGTGGCGATCTATCCGGTATGGGATACCAAAGCGGACCAGAGGAAGGCAAAAGCGGCGATCAGCCGGGAAGCAGTACAGAAAATCAACGAAGAGAACGCCAAAAAGAAAATCACACATCTGCTCAACGAGAATTTCGACGAAAAGGACCTCTTTCTCACCCTCACCTACAAAAAGACCCCTCCGGGCTACGAACAGGCCAGACGGGACGTAAAGAATTTCATTGCACGGCTGCGAAGATACCGGGACAGGCAGGGGCTGCCGGAGCTGAAATACCTGTACGTCATCGAGACGGGAAAGTATGAGGACGCCTTCGGAAATCCCAAACGAATCCACATCCACATGGCAATGACGGGCATGGACCGGGATATGGTCGAAAAGCTGTGGAAGATGGGATACTCCAACAGCCGGAGGCTACAGCCAAACGAATACGGACTGGAAGGGCTGGCCCGATACATGACCAAGGGCCCGGAAGGACGCAGGAGATGGGCGGCATCACGCAATCTGCGGCAGCCGGCAACCACTTACCCCAAAACGCCGCTGACCCGGCGGAGGGTGGAGAGGATCGCGTCGGACGAGGAAATGGCAGCCAACATGATGCGGAAGCTCTATCCGCAGTATCGCCTGACCGACGTAAAGGTCAAGCGGAGCGCATTTGTTACCGGAGCATATATCTACGCAAGACTCAGGAGGGAGGAACCATATGACCAGACTGGAAGAACAGCTCATGGCGGGCGCGGTGGAGCTGATGGCGGCCTTCCGGGCCGGACAGCTCCGGGGACACGAGAAAGAAGTTATGATACGGCTCGACGAAAAGACAAAAGCGCTGGTTCTGGCGACGGGCCGAAAATATGACGAACTGGCGCGGGAGATCAACCACAGAGCGGAGGAGAGAAACGATGGATAAGCGCAACAGCTCTTACTGCAAGGATCTGACGGCATATCAGGCAGGCAAAAACGTGGACGAAGAGGCGGAGCTGGTGTCCTCGCTGATCTACATCCTCAAAAGCACCATCCACCTGATGGGCTATGAGCTGGAAGGCCGGATCGTTCTTGTGAACAAGAAGACAGGGCGGGTGTGGAGATGAAGAGCATTTTGCAGGCGGAAAAGGAGTGCTGGTATAGCGGGGAGACATATGAGCTGCACAAGCACCACATCTTCGGCGGCGCAAACCGGAAGAACTCCGAAAGATACGGGCTGTGGGTGTGGTTGCGGCCAGACCTTCACAACCTGTCGGACGCGGGCGTGCATTTTGACCGGGCCAAAGACCTTGCCCTCAAGCGGGAAGGGCAGCGGGCCTTTGAGCAGACCCACAGCCGGGAGGAGTTCCTGCGGATCTTCGGGAGGAACTGGCTTTGAGAAACGAGTGGACGATGGGAGAGCTGGAAGAGCTGAAACGGATGTCGAAGGAAGGGTACGGACGGGCGGAGATCGCCCGGAAGCTGGGGAGGGATCCGGAAAATGTCAGCGTGTGGGCAAAAAAGCTTGGGCTGCCAAAGCTGATCGACCGGCGGGAAGAACGCAAATGCCTGAATCAGAGCAAATGCTGGGAGTGCGCCCGGTCAGCGGCGAAGACCTGCGCCTGGGCGCGGGACTTTGAGCCGGTGGAGGGCTGGGAGGCAGAATACAGGCCGGTCGTGCAGGGCAACGGGAAATACAGAAGGCAGACGCCAAGCTATTTTATCCGGGACTGCCCGGAATTTGTGGAAGGATGAAAAAATGGGACATGAGCAGATGGGCATGGATCTGTCCGGAACGTTTTGCGGGAACTTCGGCGCGGTACCGGGGCCGGAGCCCTATAAAAAGGGCAAGGGCATGATCGCGGCATACGGACGGGGGCCGAAGGGGAGGAACTGCTTTTCCTGCCAAAATTTCAGTGAACGGCATGGCGCGGAAAGCTGCAGGGTCGTGCCCTGGGCGGAGGTGGGGCGGCGGTGCGCCGCCTGCGGCAGGTATGAGGAAAAGGACTGATCTGACCGGAAATTAAAGAGAAGGCAGGGAAAAACACGGGGTTGAGCCAAAGAAGTGGGACAAAAATGAGAGAAGGAGGAGAAAACACAATGAAAACCATGGCAGAATGGGCAAGGGAGATTCACGAAAACGCCGTGGCACATGGATGGTGGGAGGAAGACCGGACGATGGGCGAGCTTTGCGCCCTGATTCACTCGGAGCTGTCCGAAGCGCTGGAAGAAGCGCGGGCGGAGCGGCCCATGCTATATGTCTACGACGAGCATAATGGGGAATGCATCGAAAATCCGCACTATTTCGCCGGGCGGAAGCCGGAGGGGATCGCCGTGGAGCTGGCGGACGCCGTGATACGCATGCTGGACTGGATGGCGTATTGCGGGCAGGAGGACAATCTGGACCTGATAGAAGAAGATGGCGAAAGATTCGCCGGGGAGTACGCACGGTCGGAACAGGAACCGGAAGAATTGCCTGATTTTGTGTCGGAACTGCATGACCTGGTGACGATGATCCATGTGCGGCTCGGAGATATCGGTAAGGTCAAGGGACGCGGCAGGAAGAAGAAAAGATTGACGGAAGGGATGGCGGCAGCGGGAGCTATGGTGTATCTAATCAACGGCTGGCTGAGGGGGCACGGCGTCCAGCTCAAGGAAGTGATGGAGATCAAGCACGAGTACAACAAAACCCGCCCCTACAGGCATGGAAAGGCGTTTTAGATGCAGACGGTCGAAAGGAAGCTGAACCGGTATGAGGCGAAGGAGCTGCTCAAGCGCTGGGGTGGGACGGGAGAGACGCTTCAGTATCTGGAGCTGCGGGAGGCGCTGCGGCATGCCGCGGGGGAGGATGCGGCAGGGATCGCGGCGCAGATCCGGGAGGTCACGGCTTTTGAAGCCAGGATGGACGAATGGATGGATGCGCATCTGACCATAGCGCAGGCGCAGATTCTCCATCTGCGCTACATCAGGGGCGAAAAATGGAGTGAGATCGCGCAGGAGACGGGACTGTCAGAGAGCCGGGTCAGGCATATCCACGGGGAGATCATGGACAGGCTTGTGGAGACGTGGGAGGAAGAATGAAGATCAAACATATCACAACACTTTGCAAGCGGGATCAGACCGTATATCTGTATGACGGCAGCGACGGGCAGCAGTACGTCGGAGACGGCGCGGACGGCCTGACGTCGTTCAGTGTCCTTCGTGGGCGCCCTGGGACGACAGCCTGGTCTTCCATGCAGTTCACCGAACAGCAGCTCGGCCGCGACGTCTTCCTGACGCGGGAAGCCGCCCTGGCGGCGCTGGAAGGTGTAGAGAATGTCGGCGTATGAATTGACGCCGGTCACGCTTCGACAGGCGCGGGAGTTCGTAAAAAAGTTCCACCGCCATAACGACCCACCCCAGGGACACAAGTTCAGCATAGGACTTATGGAAGGGGACGATCTGATCGGCGTCGTGATTGTCGGACGGCCAGTCGCCAGGCGGAAGGACGACGGGAAGACAGCAGAAGTCACAAGGTGTTGTGTTCTGGAAGGCTACAAGAACGCCAATTCGCTTCTATACGGGGCCGCATGGCGCGCCGCACGCGCTATGGGGTATTCAAGGATCATAACCTATACTTTACCGACAGAGTCGGGCGCAAGCCTTCGCGCCGCCGGCTTCCAGAAGGTCGGAATGACAGAAGCGAAGGCGAACGGCTGGTCCGTACCAAGCCGCCCCCGCGTAAAGGGGGACAAGTACCCAGAGGGACAGAAAGTCGTCTGGGAAATCCGAAAAGGAAAAGAGAGGAACAAACATGACTATTTCTGAAATTGTAAAGCGCGCCCACGGGAACGCTGTGAATCACGGCGGCGGAAAGTATGAAAAAACCTGAATCCCGCGCGCGTGCGCGCAAGGAGGAGACATGACCATTGAACAGCTTCGGGCCTGCTGGTGGCAGCGGAGCCGGATCGAGTCGATCAAGGGGCGGATCCGGCGGATCGAGGAGCAGATCACCAGCGCATCTGCCAGGCCTCTGAGCCATGCGCCAAAGGGCGGCGCGGGAAACCGGGACGCCATTGGGGAAGCGGTGGTAAGGATGGAGAGCCTCAAAGAGCGGCTGCTGGCCGAGGTGCTGAAGCTGGAGGAGAGCCTCAGCGAGGTGGAGCAGTGGCTCGATACCCTGCCGCCCAACCAGGCGGCGGTCATGCGGGCGCGGTACGTGGACGGAATGAGCTGGCGCACGGTGGCGCGGAAGCTACATTACAGCGAAGGACACTGCAGGAACGTTAACAACGGGATTGTGGCTATGCTTAGAAATAGTCATGACACAAAATGACAAATGGACCTGCTAGAATAATAGCGTGGAAGGGTCCCGGAAAGGAGGCCCTTTTTGCATGCAAAAAGAAGGGAGGCGGAGAATATGGCAAAGCTGAGTGGCAAAAGCAAACGGTTTGTCGAGGAGTACCTGATCGACCTCAACGCGACGCAGGCGGCGATCCGGGCCGGATACTCCGCCCAGAGCGCCGGAAGCATCGGGCACGAGCTGCTGCAAAAGCCGGCGGTACGGGAAGCGGTTCAAAAGGCGCAGGCGGAGCGCTCCAGACGGACGGGCGTCAACGCGGACCGGGTGCTGACAGAGCTGGCAAAGATCGCCTTTGTTAACCCGGCGGACGTGATCGACGTGTCGGACGGCGCGCCGCTGGCGGATGCAGATCCGGACGACCTGGCCTGCATTGCGGGCGTGCGGGTCAAATATTATCAGGGAGAGGTCAGCGAACGGGATGTCAAACTGTGCGACAAGGTCAGGGCGCTTGAGCTGTGCGGAAAGCATCTGGGCATGTTCATCGACCGGACGGAGCTTTCCGGCGGAGAGGACAAACCGTTTGCTGTAGAAATCCGGGTGGTGGAGTGAATGGAGCTACAGGTCACGAAAAAGCAGAAATGGTTTCTCGATGCGGACAGTTTTGAGGTGCTGTTCGGCGGCGCGGCGGGCGGCGGCAAAAGCTACGGCCAGCTGATCGACGCGCTGCTGTACGCGCTCAGGTACGATCACAGCGCCCAGCTGATCCTCCGGCGCACCTTTCCGGAGCTGGAAAAGAGCCTGATCCGAAAGGCGCTGGAAATTTACCCACGTGAAATTTACAAATACAACGCCTCCAAGCACACCATGACCTTTGTCAACGGATCGCTGATCGACTTCGGCTATCTGAACAGCGACAACGACGTGACACAGTACCAGTCCGCAGAATACGACGTGATCCGTTTTGACGAGCTGACCCATTTTACCGAGTACATGTACACCTACATGCACTCCCGCTGCCGCGGGGTCAACGATCACCCCAAGCACATCAAAAGCTCCACAAACCCCGGAAGCGTGGGCCACGCCTGGGTCAAAAAGCGGTTTGTCGATCCGGCTCCAGCAGGGAAAGAGTTTACGGCGGACGGGGAGACGCGGATCTTTATCCCGGCCAGGGTGCAGGAAAATCAATTCCTTATGGCCAATGACCCCGGCTACCTCAAGCGCCTGAGGGGGCTGCCGGAAAAGGAGCGCAAGGCGCTGCTGGACGGGGACTGGGACATTTTTGAGGGACAGTATTTTGACGAGTGGCTGCCCACAAGGCATGTCGTCAAGCCCTTTCCCGTGCCGCCGGACTGGCGGGTGTACCGCTCCATCGACTACGGCCTGGACATGCTGGCCTGCTACTGGACGGCCTTTGACCACTTCGGACGGGGGTATGTGTTCCGGGAGTTCTGCCAGAGCGACCTGACGGTGGATCAGGCGGCGCGTCAGATCGCGGCGCGGTCGCCGGAGCCGGTGTACGCCACCATGGCGCCGCCGGACCTGTGGGGCAGGACCAAGGACACGGGCCGCACCATCGCCGAGGGCTTTGCAAAGGGCGGCGTGCCGCTGACCAAAGCGAAAAACGACCGGGTGACCGGCTGGCTCAACGTCAAGGAGTGGCTGCAATTAAGGCCGGATGAGCAGGGAGAGCCAACGCCTTCCCTGCGAATTTTTGACACCTGCCGGGAGCTGATCCGGACGCTGCCGGCGCTGACGCGGGACGAGAAGAACCCCAACGACTGCGCCACGGAGCCCCACGACATCACCCACAGCCCGGACTCCATCCGGTACCTGATCGCCGGGCGGCCAAGGCCCGGGAAGAGGGAGCGGGTGCAGGACGGTATCGAAGAATTTATCAGCTACGGAGTGTGATAAAATGCGAAAAGCAGACGAAATCCTCATGCGGATGACCGTACTGGAAGAAGCGGTGGAAAACGGATTTTACACCATGGGCAAGACCGTCCGGGCCATGGACGAGGGATGGAAGAAAAAGCTGGACGCTCTGCGGGAGGAGAACGAAAAGCTCAAGAATCAGCTGGCACGCCTGAAGGACTGGGAGGATCAGTTTAATAACCTCATGACTTACAACGGGAGGCCGCAGCAGTGAAGATCAAAACCGGCGCCCGCGAGGTGTGGGAGGAGTACCAGTCCGGAAGGGATTACAACAACGCCATAGGGCTGTATGAAAACTACGCGCTCAATGAGCGCTTTTTTGTTGGGGATCAGTGGGCCGGGGCCAACGCAGCGGATATGCTAAAGCCCACCATGAATTTTTTGAAGCGCGTCGTGACCTACATGGTGGCGACACTGGTCTCCGACGAGATCGGCGTGAGCCTGTCGCCCCACCTGCCGGACGTGGAGACCGAGCAGGTCTGCGCGCTGGTGGCGCAGGAGATCGACCGGGTGATCGAGGATAACAAGGTCAAGGCACAGAACCGCGAGCTCATCCGAAACGCGGCGGTGGACGGCGACTGCTGCCTGTACCTATACTTTGACCCGGAGGCAGAGACCGGACAGGACGCAAGGGGCGATATCAAAACGGAGATCGTGGAGAACATCAACGTGCTGTTCGGGAATCCCTACTGTCAGGAGGTTCAGAAACAGCCGTATCTGCTGATCGTGCAGCGGTTGCTGGTGGACGAGGTGACCGACCGGGCCAAAAAGAACGGGGGAGACTGGGAAGACGTCCACGCGGACGACGACGACGTGCAGGGGGAAAGGAACAACGACGGGAAGCTGTGCACCTTCCTGACCAAGCTGTGGCGGGAGAAGGGCACGGTCTGGTGCCAGCAGTCCACGCAGGACGCGGTCGTGCGGAAGAAATGGGATACGGGCTACAGGCTGTATCCCGTGGCCTATATGCCCTGGGAAAAGGTCAAGTCCAGCTACCACGGACAGGCCATGCTGACCGGGCTGATTCAAAACCAGATTGCTACCAACAAAATTTACGCCATGGCCGTCCGGCATGTGGAGCTGATGGCATTCCCGAAGATTTTGTATGACTCGAGCAAGATCGACCGGTGGACCAACCGGGTAGGCGAAGCAATCGAGGTGACCGGCAATCCCAACGAGGCGGTGGCCATGGGCTTCCGTGCGCCGGATATGAGCTATCAGGTGATGGAGCTGGTGGACAAGACCGTCAGCATGACAAGGGACTTCATGGGCGCGTCGGACGCGGCGCTCGGCAACGTCAAGCCGGACAATACCTCGGCCATCATCGCGGTGCAGCAGGCCAGCTCCATTCCGCTAGAGCTTCAGAAGCTGGCCTTTTATCAGTTCGTGGAGGATTACGTCAGGATCATGATCGACATGATGCGGCAGAACTACGGCGTCCGCACGGTCATGATGGAGACACAGGACCCCATGACAGGCCAGAAGACCAACACGCCGGCGCAGGTGGATTTCGGACAGATCGGAGACCTCAATCTCAGGATCAAGGTGGATATCGGCGCGGCGGCCTACTGGTCCGAGCTGACGCAGGTGCAAACCCTCGATAACCTCTTTTCCAAGGGGATCATTACCGACCCGGTGGAGTACCTCGAGGCCATTCCGGACCACTACATCAAGAACAAAAACAGGATCATCGAGAGCATCCGGCGGCAGCAGCAGATGGTGCAGCAAATGCAGATGCAGCAGCAGAGGATGCAGCAAAGCAAGCCTGGCTTTGCTGCGAACCTTCCGGGGACGACTGCCCCTGACGGGGCAGCCACGCAGCAAACCGTGATCTGACGGCGCAAGCCGCAGGAAAATAAACAGGGCATCGCCATTGCCCGAAAAAAACAGAAGGAGGAAGCGCCATGAGCGACGTCGCCATCGAAGCCATGGAGAACGGCGCGGATCTGTTTGCCGACAGCGTGGAGGAAGAACCCACGCAGCCGGTAGAAGAACCGACCGGAGAACCAATCGAAGAGCAGACCGAAGAGAGCGAACCGGAGGGCGCCACACCGAAGGCCGGGATCAAAGTCAAGTACAACCACGAGGAGCGGGAGCTGACGCTGGAGGAAGCCAGAGAGCTGGCCGAAAAGGGGCTGGCGCTGGACAAGACCAGGGCGGAGCTGGAAACGCTCAAAAGCGCCAGGGAGTTTAAGATCCTTGACGCATATGCCGCCCGCAACAACATGACCCGGGAGCAGTACGTCCAGTACCTGGAGCAGAACGAGGAAAAGCTGGCCGTAAGGGACGCGGAAGCCGAGGTTCGCAAGAAATATCCGGATCTGTCGGACGGCGCGGCGCGGGAAATGGCCGAAATGCGGGTGCGGGAGCAGGCCCAAAAGCGGCAGATCGAGGCCCAGAGCAAACAGGCGCAGGCGCAGGAGGCCAGGCAGCAGGAGGGCGTCAGGCAGTGGGAGGAATTTTTGCGGGAATACCCGGACCTCAACACGGCGGACAAGATCCCCGAAGGGGTGCAGGAGGCCATCCGAAAGGGGGAACGGCCCCTTTCCGCCATGCACAAACACGAGCTGGCAAAAGCCAAAGCCGAGGCCGAGGAGCTGCGCGGGAAGCTCCAGACGCAGGAAAAGAACCAAAAGAACAAAGAGACGGCGGTGGGCTCCGTCACCGGCACAGACGGAACGGAGGATTACCTCGACGCCTTTTTCTCGGGATTTAACGGAGGATAATAGAAATGGCAATCAATCTCGTAACCAAAAGCGCGGCGAAGCTGCTGCAGGACTTTACGGTCAACAGCTATTTTGCCGGAAAGGCCAGCGAGGAATACGACCTCGTAGGCGTCAGGAGCGTCAGGATCACCACGGCGCAGACCGTGCCGCTGGGCGACTACACCCGCAGCGGCCTCGCCCGCTTCGGAGAGCTTTCCGAAGTGCAGGACACGGTTCAGGAGCTGACCATGAGTCAGGACAAATCCTTCTCCCTGTCCATCGACAAGACCAATCAGTCGGATCAGCTCTCCATGAAAAAGGCCGGCATCGTCATGAAGGCCCAGATGGAGGAGCAGGTCTACCCCTACATGGACAAGTACGCCCTCGGACAGTACGTCTACAACGCCGGCAAGATCAGGACCCTTTCCGCAAAGCCCGAGAAAGCGAACGTTCTGCAGCAGGTGATCCAGATGCGTGCAGACCGCGTCAACGCCAAAGCGCCGGTAGAAAACAATTATCTGGCGATCTCCTCAGAGACTTACGCGAAGATCCTCGACACCGACAAATTCATGAACATCGACAAGGTATCAGGCACGGCTCTTGAAAAGGGCGTCGTGGGCATGCTCTACGGCTTCAAGGTGATCGAGATTCCGGACGAATACTTTGAAAGCGGCGTGTATGCCCTGGCCTTTAACAAAAAGTGCGTCATCGCGCCCAAGAAGATCCACACCATGCGGATCATCACGGAGGACAAGGACGTGGACGGCTCCATTCTTCAGGGGCATTTCTACTTTGACAACTTCGTCCTCGGCCGCAGGAACGGCGGCGTGATCGCGCTGGTATCCGCCGATCTCAAGTGCGCGGCGCCTACCGTGTCCATCAGCTCGAACGCCGCCACGGTGTCGAGCACCACCTCCAACGCGGTGATCTACTACACTCTCGACGGCAGCGACCCGCGCTATTCCACGTCGAGGGCGGTGTACGCCTCCGCCGTGACCATGGCGGCGGGCCAGACCATCCGGGCTGTAGCGACCAAGGCGGACATGGTGCCCAGCGACGTGACGGACAAGAAGAACGGCTAAGGCATGCCGCGTAAACGTGGCACAGGCGTTCACGTTTGTGCGGGACTGGCACAGCCGCCTCTCGTTCCGCTCCCGGGCGGCGGCTGCGAAAGGTTGTCATCCCGGAGGGATGACATGCCACATAAGTAAAATCCCCGAACTGCCGCAGGCGGTTCGGGGAAAGGTGCGCCTACCTGCGGCAGGCGGAATCGTGTGCCCTGCGGGTATCCGCTTGCGGGAAACCCGCAAGCCGGAAAGAAAAAAAGACGCGAAAAAAAGGCGGAGCTCAAACGGGCTCTGCCTTTTTTGCTAGGTAGTCACCCGCAGGGGGACATGCCACATTGATGACATGCACGTTTTTCGGCAGCAAAAACGTGCCAGGGAGGAGACATGACGGGACAGGAGATATATGAGCTGGCAAGCTCTTTTCTGTACGAAAAGGACAACGAGGACGCGGACAGCAAGACCTTTGCAGTGGGATTTCTGAATGTGCTTTTGCAAGAGTCGCTGCCCTACGAAAACTCCGTGCGCCGGCAGGAGGGCAGAGAAGCCCTTGCGCGGGCGCCGTACCTGACCCGGCTGGATGAGGAGATCGACTACTGCGATCAGATCACGAGAGCGGCGCTCCCTTACGGGCTGGCAAGCTGGTATTTTCAGGAGGCGCTGGATAACTTTCAGGCGGAAAATTACCGCTCCAAGTACCTGGCGGGGCTCAGCGACGCCCGCAGGCACATCAGCGGAGAGATAGAGGACGTATACGGGAGATAACAGATGGCACAGAGCGTAACGCCGAAAAACATCAAAGAGACCACGCGGTATCAAAAGGCATACCAGAATTTCCTCGGCGTGGACTTTTCGACCGATCAGACGCAGATCTCGCCGGCACGGTCGCCGTACGCGCTGAACCTGATCCCGGACGTGGCGGGCTTTCCGGAAAAGCGGCCGGGCTGGAAGACAGAGCATGATTACGGCGCAAGGATCTACGGCATCCACTGGTGCGTCCTATCGGACGAAGTGGGGCGGCTGCTGATCCACGCGGGGAAGAAGCTCTTTGTAAACGGCGAAACGCCCACGGAGCTGTGCGATACCATGGCGGAGGCCAGATCCTTTTCCTTCGTCCACAAAGGGACGCTGTATCTCTTGGACGGGCAGACCTACGGCGCGGTGACCGTAAAGGACGGAACGGTAGCCTACGGGCCGGTGGCGGAAAAGGACTGCTTTGTGCCGACGACCACCATCGGCATGAAGGCGGACGGCTCGGGCACGGCCTTTGAAGGCTTCAACCTTCTGACCCGCTGGCGCAAAAACTCCATGACCGGCGACGGGGAAAGCAAGACCTTTCAACTGGACACCGGGGATCTTGACTACGACGCGGACGTGTCGGCGGTGGTGGAAGGCGAGGAGAAGCTGGAAAACACCGATTTTCTCGTAGACCGGAAGGAAGGGACGATTACCTTCCACACGGCCCCGCCGGTATACGCGGGCGGCAGCGGTATCGACAACATCGTCGTGACCTTTGCAAAGACCGTAGAGGGCGCGGCGGCAAAGATCAGCAAATGCCGGTTCGGCACGGTCTACGGCTACGGCGGAGCATACCGGTATTTTGTATCCGGCAATCCGGACGAAAAAAACGTGGACTGGCACAGCGGGCTGGACGACCCAACCTACTTTCCTGACCTTGGATATACGAAAATCGGAGCGGATTCCTCGGCCATCATGGGGTATCTGAAGCAATACGAAAATCTCGTGATCGTCAAGGAGGACAACGAGCAGGACGCGGAAGTGTTCCTGCGCACCGCCGAGATGCAGGAGGACGGCACAGTTATTTTCCCGGTCCGGCAGGGGGTAAAGGGCGTGGGCGCCATTGCGGCGGGCAGCTTTGCGTCTCTGCGGGACGACCCGCTCTTCCTCGCCCGGGAAGGGATATTTTCCATGGCGTCGGCGTCAGTGACGCAGCAGCGGTCCGTGCAGACCAGAAGCACCCTCATCAACGCGAGACTGACCAAAGAGACGGGCCTTGATTCTGCCGTGGCCGCGGTGTGGAACGGCTGGTACTTGCTGTGCGTCAACGGGCACTGCTACGTGGCCGATTCCCGGCAGCGGACGGCGCAGGGAGAGAGCTGGGGCTACGAGTGGTATTACTGGAACAACATCCCTGCGGTGTGCATGCAGGAGGTGGCCGGAAAGCTGTGGTTCGGCACGGCGGAGGGAAAGCTGTGCGCTTTCCGGGACGATGCGGGCATGGACCGCTACAGCGACGACGGGCAGCCCATCGAGGCGGTATGGACTACGATTCTTGACGACTTCGGCACCTTCGGAAAGCGAAAAACCATGATTAAAAAGGGCTGCGCCGTGATGATTAAGCCCTATAACCGGTCGAGCGTGGAGATCTGGGCGGCGACGGAAAAGCTGTGGGAGTGGAAGATCCGGGAAGGGACAATGGATATATTCAGCTTTGCGGACATCGACTTCGGACGGTTTACCTTCAACACCAGGGACACCCCGCAGGTGATCCCCTTCAACCGGAAGATTAAGAAATTCATCACCTTGCAGCTGATCTTCCGCAACGCCGAGCTCAACGAAGGCTTCGGCGTATTCGGCGCGGAAGTGAGCTACGTGCTTGGGAATTATGTGAAATAGCGTCGCGAAAATCAGAGGAAAAGGAGAAACAGGATGGCGGATTACCTCATCCAGAGGGGGGACACCCTCGGGAAGATCGCCAAGGCGAACGACACGACGGTAGAGGAGCTGGCCCGGCTCAACGGGATTCAAAACGTCAACAAAATACGGGCGGGCGCAACGCTGGTCATTCCGGGAAGCGCCGGCGGCGTGGATGTCGGAGACCCGGCGGACGGCGTGACGCTGGCGGCTGGGGCAACACCGGATGCATACACGCCGGGACAGAGCGTGGCCGCAAAGCAGCCTGCGGCCAGCGACATCCTCGCCCTGATGCAGGGCATCCAGTACCCCACGTACAGCGCGCCCGACCTTTCCCAAAGCTACGCGGCGGCGGGACAGCAGTACACCAGCGCCCTGGAGGCGGCATATCAGGCGCAGAAGGCGCAGCTGGAAAAGCAGGCGGCGGACCTTGCAAAGCAGTATGAAGCGCTCAGGGGGCAGGAGTACGTCAACCAGCGGCTGAGCGCCATTGGGAACAACGAGCGGCTGGCGGCCATGGGCCTTGCCGGGAGCCTGTATCAAAACCCGGTGAGCGGCACGAGCGAAACGAGCAGGATCCGGCAGGACGTGGCGCTTCGGACCAATCTTTCCAACCTCTCTCTACAGGAGCAGGCGCAGGTGGACGCCATTGCCGCAGAGATCATCCAGGCGGGATACACCAGGGACATCGAGACGGCAAAGTACATGGCGGAGCTGTCTATCCAGCAGGCCCAGGCGCAGGCAGAGCAGGCGGCGCTCCAGTACCAGGCACAGCAGGGGGCGTACAGCGCCCAGATGAGCATGTACGGAACGCTGCTGGACAACTGGTACAACCAGCAGAACCTCGCCATGCAGCAGGCGCAGAACGAGCTGACCATAAAGCAGGGAGAGCTGGACTACAACCTTGGGATGCTCCAGTACAATCAGGCGCTTAAGGGAGGAAGCTCTTCCGGAAGCAGGAAAAGCACGAAGCTGTCAAGCGACGGCACGGAGCTGGCCCGAAAGCTGATATTCTCCATAGATCCGTCTACGCCGGCGGCGTTGGTAGGCGACACCATCAACGCGCTGAGAGATACGCTGGGAAATTACAGCGGAGAGTACACGCAGGACGCCATCAACGAAGCAGACCACCTGCTGTATGAATCGGCTGTAGAAGAACAGACGAGCTACGTCAACAGCAGGCTGAAACAGTAAAGGAGAAAAGCCGTGGGATTTGCGCAGAGATTTGACGAGCGGACGAAGAAAAGCAGAGCCTCTGCAGAACAGCCTGGATTTGTCCAGCGCTTTGAGCGCCGGCTGAAATACGGCACGCAGGAGCTTACGCCGACAGCGCAGGCCACAGCGGATAAGTACGCCAAAATTTTTGAGGGGTACGACTGGAAAAGCGGCCTGACCTACGACGAATGGGACGAAGAGGACCAGCAGCGGGCGGCGGCCGGAAAACTGCCCAAGGCGGTAGAAAATGCCTACGACTTCGACGACCCCATCGACGTATACCTCTACAACAACGGAATGCCGCCGAAAAAGAGCATCTCCTCCTACGCGAAAAAGGCACAGGAGCAGCAGGAGACGGACGCCTTTGCCGCACGGCGAAGCGGCCTGACGCTGCAGAACCTCATGCTCGGCGCGGCAGCCCTGCCGCAGGCGGCCAAAGAGCAGCTCGCGGCGGGAATTGGGCCGGTGCAGACGGTTAAAAAGACGCAGACGGCGGCACATACGGCAAAGGCGGAGGCTAGGGAGCCGCAGCCCCTGCCCATGGTGGAACCATACAAGGGACAGGGAACGGGCTCCCTCAGCGTAGATACGGTCAGCGGCGCAGCGGCGACACCGAGGAAGGCCCTTGAGGCCATGGCGGCCGACCCCGCCACAGCGGACAGGGGAAAGACGGGAGTGTATCAGACCGTTACGAACCCTCTGACAGGGGAAACGGGACAGATCGAGCTGACGCCCCGGCAGGTGCTGAACCTGGTGCAGGAGGGGGAAAGGGAGGCGCAGCGGCAGCAGGAGAGAAGACTGACCTGGCAGAACGCGCAGGAGGACTTTGAGGCGGAATACGCGGAAAAGTACGGCAGCCTTTCGGAAAACCTGGACTGGGCGGACCGGGTGCGAAAGGGCGCGGCCATGCCCCTTGACCGGGAGCTGATGAAAAGCAATCCCTCCGCCATCGAGAGGGACCCGTATCAGACTAGCTATCAGGACATTGCGGACGAATACGCCGGGATCCACAAATACTGGGATTATTTCACGCAGGACGAGCGGAACGTCTACAACTACCTGCGGGCGGAGGACCCGGAAGCGGCGCAGGAATACTACGGCTTCATGCTGGACCGGCTCAAGACGAGATGGACCCGGGAGGAGGTGCAGCGTGCGGAAGACTACGCGGTGGAGGACCCGTTTGCGGCCAATCTCTATTCTGTGGTATCGAGTATTCCGTCGGCCATCAAGGCGGCGCCGTACACAGCCGGACAGTTTTTCAAAGGGGAAGCGATCAACCCGGAAGACCCGGCCTACGCGCTGAGCCTGTCAAAAAGCGCGATCCGGCAAAAGACGGCGGAGGGGATCGACAGCGACGCGCTGAAATTTTTGTACGAAGCGGGCATGAGCACGGCGGACTTTGTCGCCCTGATGCCCTTCGGCTCTGCGGTCTCCCTCTCGGTGATGGGAGCAAACTCCTTCGCAGATACGGCGCGGGACGCGGCGGCGCGGGGGGCAACGACGGACGAAGCTGTGGCGCTGGGCGCGGTCGCGGGCCTTGCGGAGGTGCTGACCGAAAAGGCGGGGATCGACCGCCTCTTTGAACAGATCGGCGCAAAGAGCGGGAAAACGGTTCGGAAGATGCTGTGGGAGGTGGCGAAGAGCGCCCTTTCGGAAGGCGGGGAAGAAGTCGTCACGGAAGTGGTGGACACTATCGCGGATCTGCTGATTATGGGCGACAAAGCCCAGCTGAACGCCCGCCGGCAGGCGGCCATGGAAGCGGGAGCAAGCTACGGGGATGCGACATGGCAGGTATTCAAAGAATGGCTCACGGGCGATCTGCTCATGAGTTTCCTGGGCGGCGCAGTGGGCGGCCTGATGATGAGCGGACCGGCCGTGACGGTGAACAAGCTGGCCAATGACATCAAACTGGGCCGGGAGATCAAGGCGTCGGGCGGCGTGCAGGATACGCTGGACTTCGGGCGGGAGCTGGGCGTTTTGAGCCCCGTGCAGTACGAAAACGCGCAGAAGAAGACCCCGTCCACCCGGAAGCTGGGCTCTATCGCCACGGAAACGAGGGAAGCAGCCGTGCGGGCCATAACGGGGGAAGACCAGCGCGCGGCGCTGGAGCTTTCGCTGAAAGCGGAAAAGGAAGAGATCGACGAACAGCTGCGGCAGACGCTCAGCGAACTGCCCACGCCCGAGAGCGTGGACACGGCCGAAGAGCTGCAGAAAAGGAGCGACTGGACGGCCAGGAAGCTGAAAACCGTGCAGGAAAACGGCGCGGCATACGATCAGGCGGCGCGGGTCGCTCAAAGGCTGGGCGCAAAATTTCAGCTGGCAGACCTGGGCCCGGCGTCCGGACAGTATGAAAATGGGACGATCACCATTAACCCATATCAGAACGACCCGGTGCGGCAGGTGCTGGTGCACGAGCTGACCCACCATCTGGAAACGAGCGGGGAGTATCAGGAGCTTCAGAAGATGGCGCTGGAGCTGTTTTCCACCCAAAGCGGCGTCAGCCCGGAACAGCTTCGGCAAAACATCATAAAGAAATACGCCGGATATGGCGTTACGCTCGACGAAAGCGGTGCGGACCGCGAGCTGACGGCGACCTTTTGCGAAAACAGGCTGTTTCAGGATGAAAAGAGCATTGAGACGCTTTCGGCGAAAAATCCCAACCTGTTCCAACGGGTGTGGCAGTGGATCAAGGACACAGTAAGAAAGCTCAGGGGAACCGGAGAAGAAAAGAAGCTGCTCGAGCTGGAGCAGCTTTACCGCAGGGCGGCCAGAACCACGGGGCAGACAGAGGGATATGCGGGAACGCAGTATTCCTTTGCAGAGCAACGCATCCCCACGTATGAAGAGCTGATTCAAAAAGAACCGGTTGCCGTCGTGGACATCCGGGAAGAGGCGGAAGGGAGCCGTGCGCAGCAGCGGAAGGCTTTTCTCGGCAGCGAAGAGGCGGCACAGATCACCCGCGAGCCCGTGGTCAACCGGGACACGGGTGAGCCGGTGTTTATTACGGCCCAAACCTTTACGCACTCGTTCAGCAACAGAGGAGCAGGTCAGATCAGCGCGGCAAAGAAAATCCGTGAGATCATTGAAAACGCAGTGCTGACCCACGGAGAAGCGGCAGACCATGGGAATCCCAACGCGACGGGCGTGTACACACTGTTCGGCGCGGTTAGGACGGAGAACGGTGTACAGCCAGTAAAAATCAAAGTAAAGGAATATGCGATTACGAAAGACCGGCTGCCGGCAGAAATAGAAACGTATTTCAAAGAGAACGGCGTTCAGAATCCATATGCGAGTGCCTACGACAGCCGGGTGCTGGAGCTGGAAAGCATTGAACTGGGAGAAACAGAAAAAGAGAGCTATCCAGTTCAGCGCCGGCAAGACATCGAAGATCTAAAATCTCGACCGCAAGGACACCCTTCAAGCTCTCCTGTTATCACCGTAGCAGATTTGATGGGCCTTGTCAACGGCGACTATCAGAAATATCTGCCGCAGCGGGAAAACAGCGCCCAGAATTCCTTCAGCCTGAGGATAGAGGATTTCCAAACGGACAGCAGCGGATCGCTGGAAAGCGGCATCGGCGCGGAACAGACCGGGCCCATCGAGGAACTGGAACGGTCGGCAGACCCGGAGCTTTCGGAGCGGGCGAAAACCTTCAAAAAGCGGTACCAGAGGCAGTTCACAGAAAAAATGGCGGAGGTGTTCCACCTCAACCCGCAGGCAAAGCGGGAGCTGGGGCCCATCATTGACCAGATCGCCACGGAGACCATGAAAACCGGCCAGATGAGCGAAGAGACCAAGGAAATGCTCTTTGACGAGATGATCAGCCGGGGCATGATGCACAACCTGACCTTTTACAACGAGTATGAAGAAGCGGCCGATTTCCTGCGGGGGAAGAAATTCTCCACGGAGGGCATTGAAAGCGACACCAGGAAGGCGCTGTTCGGGAAGATCCCATACAGCAAAGAGGGCGAAAAGGTCGATATAGCCTATCAGGAGCTGTCCGGGCTGTGGCCGGGCCTGTTTCCGGAGGACATCACAAACCCCAACGACCAGCTCAATAAGATCGCGGAGGTGAAGGAAGCGCTCAAGGGGACCTGGGAGAGCATCGAGCAGTATTACGGCGAAGACACCGACACCTTCCGAAGGAACGCCTGGTATGCCATGGAAAGCGAGCTGTACGACCTGCGCAGGAACATGGGGCTGATCGAACGATATGAGACGGCGAAGTGGAACGCGGCGCAGGAAAAGCGGATCCTGGGGGAGACCGCGGAGGACTACAAAGCGGTGGAGCAGGCCATGCGCCAGCGCAGCATGCTGAAAAAGGAAGTGGAACGGGCAAGGGCCAGCGAACTGCTGACAGACAGGGACCGGCTGGACATCGACTATATGGCAAAAGATGGAGAGGTGGACCTCAGAGATCGTGGGAATCGGGATGCAATTTTGAGGGCAGTGGAGGCACAGAAGGCATACGAGGAAAACGAGGCGATCCTCAAGGCGGCGTCGGGAAAGCGGATCGAAGCGAGGAAGGCGAACTTCCGGCCGCTGCTCATCAACTCGGACCGGTGGAAAAACCGAAAGAACGCATCCATGTTCTTTGAGACCCCATGGCGCGTGTTTGAGGACGTAGCCGGGCCGGACGGACCGGCACTGGCGCAGGCCATTATGGTGCCCATGTGGCGGAGCGTTCAGGCCCGCAACGAATGGATGCGCGGCTGGGGCGAGAAGATCGCGGCGCTGAACCTGACCAAGGAAGAAAGCGCCCTGGTGCAGCTGATGGGTGAAAACCGGATCCCGGCGGAGGAGCTGAGGGAGGGGATCACCTACGAGGACGGAAGTCCAGTGGATATTGAAAAGATCTCCAACGCGGTGAAGACCTTCCGGGAATTTTATGACGAGGCCCTGGACATGGCGAACCGGGCGCTGCTTCGGAATAACTACGAGCCGATCGGGAAACGGGAGCACTATTTCCCGCACATCGGGGAAGAAATGACCGACTGGGAATCCTTTGTGGAGGAACTCAAAAAAGGCATGGAGGCGGCGCTGCCGACGGAGATCGCCGGCATGACGGAATACTTCACGCCGGGGAAAAAGTGGTTTGCCAATTTTCAGCAGCGCAAGGGGAATGCGACGGCCAACGACGCGGTGCGGGGCTTCAACCAGTACATCAAGGGTGTGGCGGACGTCATTTACCTGACGGACAGCATTCAGGATCTGCGGACGCTGAATGGGATGATCCGCGAAAAGTACGGCATGCCCAAACAGGAGGAAAGCGAGCTGAGCGGAGAAGAACACGCCAAGCATCTGTCGAGCTTCGTGGTATGGCTGAACGAATACGCGAACATTCTGGCCGGGAAAACCAGCGGACTGGACAGAGTACTGGAGAGGTTTTTCAACCGCAGCTGGATCAAAACGGCAGACCGGGCGAAAAAGCTGTTCGGCGCCAACGCGGTGGCGGGAAACCTTTCGACGGCGGTGTCAAACTTCATTCCGCTGACACAGGGCATTGCCACCATGCCGGAGCGGGATTTCCTTTACGGCATGCAGAGTGCGATTCGGAACGAGATCCGGAGCTGGTTTGGGAAGAATGACGGGCTGTGGGAGAAGTCCTCCTTCCTGTCGAGACGCTTCGGAACCTTTGAAGACGTGCAGACGTCGGAATGGAAAAAATTCCAGGGAAAGATGGAAAAAACCGGCGGATTCCTGTTTGAACTCATCGACCGGACTGTGGCGGAGACCCTGGTGCGCGGCAAATACCACGAAAACCTCAGAAAGGGCATGGACGCGGAGTCCGCCATGCTGACGGCGGACGAATACGCCATGAAGACCATGGCAGACCGGAGCACGGGACAGATGCCTGTGGCGTTCAACTCCAAGACGCTGGGCATCATTACACAGTTCCAGCTGGAGGTGAAGAACCAGCTTTCCAACATCACCAAGGACATCCCCAGGTGGAACGACAAAAAGTTTGTGAAAACACTGGTGGCATACCTGAAGATGTTCGCGGCGAGCTGGCTTTTGAACGAAGTGTTTGAAAAGATCACGGGACGCAGAGCGGCGCCGGATCTTATCGACGCGGGGTGGGACCTGGTTGAGGACCTGCAGGAGACGGACGAAGAGGGAAACCCGCAGATCGGCACGGCGCTTTTGAACTTCGGAGAGGATATTCTGGAAATGCTGCCGTTCGCCTCGATGCTGACCGGCGGGCGCGTGCCGCTGGTGAGCAGCCTGGAAAAACTCAATCCTGCGACCGCCCTGAAAAAGACACTGGACGGGGACGAAGGCGCCGGAAAAGCATGGACAGATATTATCATTGCGCTCGGAAACTTCATTCCGTTTACAAAGGTTCTTCCGATGGGCGGTGCACAGATCAAAAAGACGGCGCAGGGCCTGTACACCGTGGCCCAGGGCGGCAGCTATTCCGGCAAGGACGACGACAAAAAGCTTCGGTTTTACTCAGACCAGAGCGCCGGGGACTACGCAAAGGCGGCGCTGTTTGGACAGTATGCCCTGCCGGAGGCGCAGGAGTACGTGGAAAACGGATTCAGGAGCCTTTCTGTGGGAGAGACCAGGGCGTTTGACGCGGCGCGGGAAACCGGCGTGGAACCGGAAAAGGCCATGGAGGTGATCGAGGCCTTCCGGGAGATCAAGCCGGATAAGGACGAAAAGGGAAAGACGGTCGTAACCTCCACATCCAAGAAGCGGAAGCTGCTGCTGGAGGACAAAAACCTGACGCAGAAGCAGAAAAAGGCCATCGACAGGGAGCTGCTGGCAGGAGAGCGGGGCGTGGCAGACTACTCCAGCGCGGCCATGCTGGAGCTGTGGGAGATCAGCGAAGACACCTATAAGAAGGCAAAAAAGGCAAAGCTGGAAGGCATCGATCCGGAGCTGTACCTGAAGCTTTACAAAAAGCATAAGGAAATCAAAAACAAAGACGCCAGCGCCAGGGAGAAGGCCACGGAGTTTGACCGGTACCTGGTGGAGCTGGGGCTGGACGAATACACGCGGATCCTTGCGGAGGATTACCTCGGCTTTTACACCCAGGTGCGGGCGCAGCCGGAAGGACTGCCGGATGCGGAGATCGAGGGCCTTCCGAATTTCTCCTGAAGGAGGTAAGACATGGCGTTTTCAGACTACAAAATCCTTGATTGGACAAGCCCCGTCGTAAACGAAGCCGACCGGCCCAAACGGCCGGCTTCTGACATGAAGGCGGTGTTTGACAGTAACGCGAACCAGCTCAAAGCAGCGTTCAACGGACTGCTGAACGCGCTGGACGGGGCGGGGTCGGCAGACGGCCTGCGGCTCTCAGACGGGAGAAGCGTTGGGGAAGCGCTGGCCAGTCTGGCGCTGGACATCGACGCGGCCGTCGCCGCCTGCAAGGCGTACACCGACAACGCCTCCTTTGAAGCGGGCGCGGCG